GAACGCCGGGTAGCGCGGCAGGAGCGTCGGCCTGTACCAGTAGTAGTCGCCGTCGGCGGGCGGAGGCAGCTCGATGCCGTCGTCGTACTCGAGCACGAGCGCGGCCAGCTTGGCGTCCATGCCGTCCTGCAGCACGTCGGTCACTGCCCTGACTATGCGTTCAATGCCCGTGAGAGCCATCAGCGGCCCGATTCACGCGCTCTGACGACGCCGGCGAGTCCTTTGCCGCCAATGCCCATGGAGCCGCGGTGCTCGGCCACCAGCCACTCGTGGGCCAGCTTCTGCGTCTGCGTGCCCCACTTGGCGGGCATTCGCAGCACAGGTCGCCGTTCGGAGAAATACTTGCCGTAGGATTTGGCCGGCGAGGACTCGCTCATGCCGAACGAGGCGTCCTTCTTGTGGACGATCTGCGAGTAGCCGCTGCCGCCGGTCAGCGACGAGCGCAGCGCGCCCGTGAGCACGCCGATGGGACGGCCGGGGTAGTGCTCCTGCTTCCACGCCGCATAGGCGGGCGTGAGGTCGGCCCATCGAGGGCCGCTGGCGGCGCCTTCGCTGCCGAAGACGTCGCCCATGCGCGCCTTGAACCACACGCCGAGGCCCTCGAAGTAGGGCGTGAAGTCGGAGATTCCCGCGGTGAAGCGCTTGATGTTGAACTCGAACTGCTTGAGCGGCGGTTCCGTGCGCAGGTCGAAGGTGATGCCGCCGCTGTCTGAGGTGACCTTCGCCACGTCAGAACCTCGTCTCGCCGGTGATCGGCAGCACGAGGCCGCTGGAGGCGAAGGCGTTGCCGGCGGAGTCCTTGAAGCCGTGCCCGATGACGGTCCCGGCGTCGGTCATGGTCACCTCGCCGGCGACTCCGCCCTCGTCGATGAAGGCGAGCCCGGCCTGGTAGTCCTCGCGCAGCGTGAACACGGCGCTGGAATCGCCGCTTGGACCCTTGGTAGTCGGCCACAGTGACTTTGCGATGCGCGCCGCGGTGCCGTTCATGGCGATGGTCATAAGCGCGGCCAGGGCGTCCACGTCGGTGATCGGCAGCGCGTAGCCCTTGCCGAGGAGGTGCATGTTGATCTCCGCCGTCACCGAAGCGAGGATGGCGTCGCCTTGAAGGTCGCTCTGCACGTCTGCCACGGCAGGCAGCAGGGCCAGCGCCTCCTCTATCGTGCAGTAGTCGGCCACGTCACTGAATCAGCGCCGTCAGGCTGAAGGTCACGGACTGGCCATGCGCGCCGGCGTCCGTGAGCGTGTAGCGGCCGCGGATAGCCGAACCCCACAGGTAGGGCTTGGTCACTCCTGCGTTGCAGTCGGCGGTCACGTCGAAGGTGGTCGCGGCCACGTTGGTCGCGTCGATCGCGGCATAGTGCTGAATGGCTGCGGAGTTGCCGGCGACCTGCGTGAAATGCACGGCGTTGAGCCAGGTGAGGCCATCGGGCGCGAGCACGTCGACGAACACGTTGAGCACGTCGCCGGCGACCCCGGCCGTGGCGGTCACGTCGAGCAGGAAGATAGCGCGGCTCATGTTCGCAAGGTTCGTCACGGCCGTACCGCCGGAGTTGGCGATGGCAGTGGCCCGCGTCGCGGAGGCGAACAGGGTCGCGGCTTTGGGGAAGTGTGCCATCACTTCACCGCCTTACGCTTGGCGACGGCAGGCTTGGCGACGCTGGGCTCGGCCTTCTTCGCGGCTTCGACCCACTTGACCGCGCCCACGGCTTCCATGTCGGCGAGGCTGTCCTTGGCGCCGGGCACGAACTGGCCGATGGTGTAGACCATGTTGCCGTCGTGCACCTCGCCGTTGATGACGATGTAGGGCATCTCACCTCACCTCGCTTGAGCGGTAGCTGAGGACGTAGGTCTTGGTCGCGGCCAGGGCGGTGTTGAAGGTGACGCCGTGGACGTCTGCGGTGGCCGGCTTGACCGGCCTGGTGGTCTCCTGCACGGCGGTAGCGAAGCCGGAGGCGGTCGTGAACACGGCGCCGTCGATGCAGAGGCCGTTCATCTTGCGCGAGCTGCCGAGGATGGAGCCGATGCCGACGCTGATGTTGGCGGCGCCGGATCGGGCTTCTGCGGCGGCCACGGTGACGGTCTTGAACACCTTCGTGCCGACCACCGTCGCGGCGCCGTTGAAGTGGATCTCCTCGGTCTGCGCGGCGTTGAACTGGTCGGTTCCGGTGAAGGTGACAGACTGGATCTGCGCGGCGTCTGCGGTGATCGTCAGGTTGCGCGGGAAGTCGAGAGTCGTGATGAGCAGCGTCAGGTTGACCGCCCCGACGGACGAGGCAACCGTCGCCACGACGGTATCCACGGCAGCGGCGAGCGGGTTCGTGAACACGTCGACGTACTTCATGCTGACCAGGGCGCCGCCGGTGTTGGCGGCCTTGGTGGTGCCCACGCCGAGGATGGCGGCGAGGCCCTTCATCTTCATGAAGCCGGCCATCTACCTCACCTCGTCGGAGCCGTAGCTCAGGAGGTGCGTGGTGGAGGCGGTGGGCGCGGTGGCGAAGGTCACGCCGTAGACGCCCGCTGTCGGCGCCTTGACCGGGCGCGTGGTCTGCTGCACGGCCGTGGAAGCGCCGCTGGCCGTGGTGTAGACGGCGCCGTCTATGGCGAGGCCGTTCATCCGGCGACTCGTGCCCATGATGACGCCGACGCCGACGGTCACGGTCTGCGCGCCGACGGTGAAGGCCGCGCACTCGCAGGCCGTGATGGTCTTGAAGACCTTGAGCCCGGCGACGATGGCGGCGCCGTTGCAGATGATCTCCTCGGTGATGATCGCGTCGAACTGGTCGGTCCCGGTGAAGTTGATGTGGCTGGTGCAGGCGCCGTCCGCCCAGATGACGATATTGCGCGGAAAGTCGATGGCGTTGAACACCGTCGGGTTTGTGATGCCCGCTTCCAGCAGCTGCCCCACGCCGGCCGCGCCGAGCAGGTGACAGCTGGCGGCGTTGGTGGAGGCGGCGTGAGGATCGGCGAACACATCGACGTAGTGCATGTCCACGTAGGCCCCGCCGGTGTTCGCCGCCTTCGTGGTGCCGACGCCGATGAGCGCGGCGAGCCCCTTCATCTTCATAAAGCCTGCCATATCATGCTCCTTCTCTGTGAGGCTCCGGGGCGGGCAGCTACTGCCACCCGCCCCGGCTCATGGGCTCGGTCAGGAAACGACCGTGCTGTAGAGGTAGGCGGTGTGCGCGGAGATGGCCTTGACGTCCACGGCGTCGTACACCTGCACGACGTGTGAACGGCTGGACTCTTCCTCGTAGGTGAAGGTCGAGAACGGAGCGGCGACGCCGTCCCATTCGAACATCTGCATCGGGGTGATGACGCCTTCGACGCCCGGCCCGCTGATCGGGTCGATGTAGCAGACGGAGACGAACTTGCCCCAGACCTGCGCGTAGCTGGCCGCGGCACCTTCTGCGGCCGAGTTGTAGACGGCCTTGCCGACGATCACGCGGTCGACGCCGAGAGCAGCGGCGGCCTGCGCGTAGGTGGCGGGCGTACCGGAGACGAGGCCAGCGACGCGGCTCGTGATGTCCTGGTGCAGCTTGAGGGCGTCCCAGACGGCGGCACCCATGACGACGCTGTTCGGCTCGAGGCCGCAGAGGGCGCGCACGGCGGTGATCGCGTCGGCGACCTTCTTGACCGGGTTCGAGGTGTCGGCGTCCCAGCGATCGGCGGCGGCGAGCGCGGCCGTGTGATCGAAGGTGCCGGTGGCGAAGAGGATGTCGGCGACGGCCTTCTCGCGGCGCAGGAGCAGGCGGTTGACGAGCTTGTTCGTCTTCGTGCGCTCCAGCTTGAGGCCGGCGTCGGCGTTCTTCATCTTGGACCAGGGGATCTGCTCTTCAAGGGCGAACTCCTTGCAGGTGAAGGAGCTGTCGCTCTCGGTACTGACCACGCGGTTCACCTGTGCGCGGCTCGTGTAGTAGGAGTCGTCGATGCGCAGGTCGGAGGCGTCGAAGACGACGTAGCCGTCCGACTGGTTGGGCACGCGCACAGGCGGCGCGACGATGCTCGCGACCAGTTCGTTCGCCTTGTTTGTGGCCGTCCCCGTCGCGTAGTTACTGAGCAGCTGGTTGAGGTGGCCGTTGATAAGTGTCATGTTTCAGTCACCCCTTTCAGGCACACATGACGCTGGGCGCCACGAGGATCTCGATGTAGCCGGTCCCAGAAGCCATCGCTTCCAGGGTGTAGCCGATGACGCGCTTCTTGGTGGTCGCTTCGATGATCACGTGGCCGTTCGCGTCGTTCGAGAGCGCCTTGTTCGGGTTGACCGTCACGACGGCCTCGCACCAGGCGCGGCACGGGCCGAGGATGCAGATCTCGACGTAGTCGCCGATGCCACACACGGCGTCGCCGACGTAGACGCCCACGGCGGTGTTGGCGCCAGAGCTCTCGGTCACGGTGCCGGCCGCGGACAGGTCGACGGTGTGGCCGGGATTGATCGCGGCGCTCGCCTTGAACGTCTTGATGATGCTGTTGGCACTAGTGGCTTGACTCACGTTGGTTCACCCCTTTCAGGCGGCGATGACGAACGGCGACACGAGCATCTCGATGTAGCCGGTGCCGCTGGCCATCGGTTCGAGGGCGATGCCGAGGGCGCGCACCGTGGTGGCGTCCTCCATGTGCATGTGGCCGCTCGCGTTGTCTGCGAGGAAGCAGGGCGGGTTGACGGTGATGGCCACGCCCGCATCCGCCCAGGCGCGACAGACGCCCATGATGCAGATCGGCACGTGGTCGCCGGCGACAGCGTCTTCGCTGCCGACGTAGATGCCGACCGCCGTATTCCCAGCCGCGGCCACGGCAGCGGTGCCCGCCGCCGAGATGGTCACGGCGTGGCCGGCGGGGATGGCTGCAGCGGCCTTGAACGTCTTGATGACGCTGTTGGCGCTGGTCTCTTGACTCATGGCAGCGCCTCCTTAGATGGCGTAGAGGCGGGAGGCCAGGTCGGGACGCTCGGCGAGCGCCACGTCCATGGCCGCGCCGAGTTCGAGCTTGCGCTCGCTGGCGATCTTGGCGGCGAGCTCGGCGAGCGCCGTGTTGGCGTCGTCGGACTCGTCGGCGGGCGGCGTACCGTCGCCGGTCTCACCGAGTTCGATGGCCTTGGCCTTCTTGGCGCTCTCGGCCATGGCGTCGAACGATGCGGGCGCGGCCTCGGCGAGGCTCAGCCACATCTCCTTCTGACCGGGCAGCACGTGGCCGCCGTCGATCAGTTCGACGAGCTTGGCCTCGACCTCGGCGTCACGCTTCGCCTTCTCGACCTCGGCCAGCTTGGCCGTGGCCTCGTCAGCGCGACCCTTCTCGGCGTCGCGGTCCTCGGCCAGGCGAACGACCTCGGCGAGGATGGTGGTCTCGTCGGCGTCTTCGGCCAGGTTGAGCTTGAGTGCTACGGATTTCATGGAGTCACTTCCTTTCTGTGCGGCGTCGTCCTCATCGAGCTGCAACGGCTGCCCTTCGTCGCCCTTCGCGGCTTGCGAAACAGGCTCGGAAACGGCGTCTGCTGACTCGACGGGGTCGCCGTCGTCTTCGCTTGCAAGGATGGACGGGTCGGAGGCGGGCATTGTTGAGAGACTGATTTCAGACAGCAGGATCTCCACGGGCTCGCTCATGGCGATGGTGTCGGCGGCGTCGAGCACCGGGGGCAACATGCGCAGCACGGGCGTGTTCGTGAGCGTCGCCGAACGGAACACGTTGTCGGTCTTCGCGCCGGTCGAGTTGTCCACCACGGGCCCGAGCTCGATGGAGTCGTACTTGTAGAGGCCGGCGTTGAGCTGCTCGGCGCCGAGGTCGGTCAGCTCGGCGTCGCCGAACAGCATCTCGAGGCCGTCCTTCGTCGGCGCCACGTACATGCGCTTGAACCAGCCGGCCGCTGGCGCGCTCGTGTCGTGCCTGCCCGACGAGTCGAGCACCGGCTCCGTGCCGAGCACGCCGGCCTCGAAGTTGGCGATCAGTTCGTCGGCGAGCTCGCGGGTCAGCGGCAAGCTCGGATACTTGGCACTCTTCCAGTCGCCGAGCGGGAACAGCGGGATCGGCACGAGCTGTCCGGCGGCTACTTCGGCGAGGGCCAGTTCGTAGAGGTCGATGAACGCGCTCATGTCGTCTCCTTGGCTTCGGGGCAGAGGTACGCGCGGCAGAACTGCGGGCGTTGGTCGTAGATGCGGCAGTGATGGCCGGCTTCGGCGGGGTCCGGCTCGTAGCAGCGGCAGACCTGCGGCGCCACGACTTCCATGCGCCCGGCAGAGAGCGGCGTCACTTGCCAGCCGCGGAGTCCGAACCAGAGCGCCATATCGTCGTCGAAGGGCAGGGACATGGGAACGTGCTGGCAGCACTCTCCGCAGCTCGTGCAGGCCATCAGGCGGCCCTCACAGCGGCTGCGTACAGGTCTTCGTCAAGGTCGTAGAGGGCGAGCAGGTAGTTCGGGTCGAGGCCGCCGATGACGGCCCATGGCACGGCCACGGATGCGGCGCTCGGCACGC